CCGGCGGGCCAGGCCACCAGTGGGTGAAGGCCAGATACGTTGACCCAGCCCCCCTAGGCAACAAGGTCATCACCGACCCGGTGACCGGGCTCGCTCGGGTGTTCATTCCAAGCAAGGTCGATAACAACGTCTTCATTGACGCCGAAGCCTACAAGCAGCGGCTGCGCGCCTCGGGCAGCGCGGAACTAGTCGCGGCATGGCTGGCGGGCGATTGGTCGGTCACGCTCGGTGCGTTCTTCGACTGCTGGGATACCGCCCGACATGTGATCCGGCCGTTCGAGATACCGAAAGATTGGATACGCTTTCGATCGATGGATTGGGGTTCAGCTTCGCCGTTCTCGGTCGGCTGGTGGGCAGTGGTGTCGGACGATTGGGAGGTGAACGGGCACGTTCTGCCGCGCGGCTGCATGGTGCGCTATCGCGAGTGGTACGGCATGAAAACCGGGCAACCCAACGTCGGGATCAAACTGCACGCGGCGGAAGTCGGTAGGCAAATTTACGAGCGCGAGAAGGACGAGGAAATATCCTACGGCGTGCTCGATCCATCGGCCTTTGCCGAGGACGGCGGGCCGTCGATCGCCGAGAGCATGGGTACTGGCAGCAACGGGAAAGTCTGGTTCAAGCGTGCCGATAACAAGCGTGTGCGCGGCGCACACAGTGGAACGGGCAGCTGGGTGGGCGGCTGGAACGAAATGCGCTCCCGGCTGGTCGGTAATGCCGACGGCCACGCCATGATCGTGACGTTCTCGACTTGCGTGGACAGCATCCGCACCATTCCGTTTCTGCAGCACGATCCCGATCGGCATGAAGACGTCATGACTGACAGCGAGGATCATGCAGGTGACGAATGGCGCTATGCCTGCATGTCGCGGCCGTATGCGCGGGTGAAGGAAGAAAAGAAGCCCGAAGACATCAGCGGCTATGCGCCGCTTAAGCCGGACGCGCAGCCCGGTGATTGGAGAACGTATTGATGGAAACCATTCAGCAGAAATTTGCGATGTTCATGAGCACGCTCTCGCCCGATGAGCAGCGCGCGGTTGTGCCGTTGATGGCAACATTCATCAACACGCTCTCCGGGCCGCAGCAGGGCGCAGGACCAGACGAAATGGCCCCGCCGCTGCCGCCGCCCGGCGCAGGGCCGCCCAAGCCGCCGGCCGCACCACCGCCGTCAGCCATTCCCGGCGGGCCGCCGCTGCCGCCGCCTGATCCAATGGCGATGTCGATTGGGCGGCAGCAGTATTGAGGGGCCACAATGGTCAGCACGTCGGTCGTCAATTTCACCGGCTACAAGCAGGGCGGCTCGGCGTCCGGTGGCGGGCCCGCCGACCTGTCCGACAATCAGGAGAACAAGGACGGCTCATGGACGCTGGAAAAATGCATCCAGGCGTACACGACCTACCTCGATAGCAAGACGCTGGAAATTCAGGAGCAGCAGAACGCGCGGCGCTATCGCCACGGCGCACAGTGGACCTCGGAGCAGATCAAGACCTTGAATGATAGGCGCCAACCCGTGGTCACCTACAACAAGATAGGCCGCAAGATCGACGGGATCGTGGGACTGGTGGAACGGCTCAAACAAGATCCCAAGGCTTACCCCAGGACGCCGCAGCATCAGCAGGGCGCCGACCTGGCGACCGCCGTGCTGCGCTACATCATGGACAAGAACAAATGGAACGAGGTAGGGCCGATCGTTGCCGAGGCTGCGGCGGTCGATGGCATCGGCGGCATCGAGCTTGATCTCAAGGCCGTGCCGCCCAAGGCACAGACGCAACAGGACAGCGGAATGATGCCTGGGATGGGCCACAACGGCGGGCCACCAATGCAACCGCCACAACCTGACTACGATGTGCTGTTTGGACCCGTCGACAACGACGGGTTTTTTTATGACCCGAGGAGCTTCAAGCACGACTTTGACGACGCGCGCTATATGGGCGTCGGCAAGTACGTGGACGAGGAGCAACTGATCGAGCTACTTCCAGGCATGGAGGACGACATCAAGGCCGCGTGCGACAGCAGCGGCGAGCTGACCAGCAATTCCGACCGGGATGCGAAGTGGTTTCAGAGCAACGGCGACTTCAAGCAAGTCAGGCTGGTTGACATTTGGTACAAGTCGAAAGGCACCTGGCGCTGGGCGCTGTTCACCGGCTCCAAAATCCTGATGGCGGGCGAGACGCCATTCAAGGACGAGAACGACAAGCCGTTCTGCAAGTATCTGGTGTTCTCGGCCCAGGTTGATCACGAAGGCGATCGCTACGGTTTCCCGCGCAATCTGCAGAGTGCGCAAGACGAGGTGAACCAACGCCGATCGAAGGGCCTGCATGAACTCAACAACCGCCGCATCATGGCCACCAAGGCGGCGGTGGCGGACGGCAACGTGGAGGCGCTCCGGCGCGAAGCAGCGCGCGCCGACGGCATCGTGTTGGTCAACACATCATTGCAAGATATTACATTCGATGACGCCGCCAAGCAGTCCGCGATCATGGGACAGCTTGAGTTCATGCGCGATGCCGCGCAGGAGATCGAGAATTTCGGTCCCAATCCTGCCCTAGCAGGGGGCGGTGCCGGTGGCGGCTTGGCGAACGGATCATCCGGCCGCGCCATTGCGCTGTTGCAGCAAGCCGGGATCGCGGAGTTGGGCCCGTATATGCTCAACATGCGCGCGTGGAAAATGCGGGTTTATCGCTCGCTGTTCAACGCGGTGCAGACATACTGGACGAACGAGCGTTGGATCAGGGTCACCGACGCCGAGGGCCAGCCGCAATTCGTCAAGATCAATGAGACGGTGTCGGTCGATCCGGTCACCGGCATGCCGATGATGCGCAATGCCGTTGGCGAGTTGGATGTTGATATTATTCTCGACGAGGGCCCCGACAGCATCACGTTGATGCAGGACACTTACGATGCGATCAGCCAAGCGCTTCCGGCGTTGGCGCCGATGCTGTCGCCGGCGTCGGCCAAGGCGGTCATGTCGGTGTTGATCGAAACTTCTCCGCTCCCGTCCGACATCAAAAAGAAATTCCGCGACGCTGGCGAGCAGGAGGCCACGCAGCCCAATCCAAAAGAGCAAGAGGCCAAGGCCAAGCTCATGTTGGAGCAGGAGCAGGCAAAGGCTCGCATGGCGCTGGAACGCGAGAAGGCGATGGCCGATCTGGCGTCGAAACAGCAGGTTGCGCAGCTCGATCAGCAAATCGAGCGCGAGAAGGCCGCGGTCGAAATGCAGATCGAGCGCGAGAAAGCGCAAAATCAGATGCAGATCGAGCAATTCAAGGCCACGACGCAGGCGCAACTGAATGCGGACAAGGCCGCGCAGGATGCGCAGATGAAGCAGGAGCAGGCCGCGCAGCAACAGATGCAACTGCCGTTCGAGCAGCCGCAAGATGATGTTGATGTACGCGCGCTGCACTATCGCAACGGGCTGGTGCTCGATCGCGACAAAGAACGCAAGCAGCAGGACCGCAAGCTCGACGAGGCGCTGGCGCAACTGGTCGGCGTCATCGGGCAGTCGCATCAGGGGCTAATGTCGGCGATGAGCAAGCCGCGCAAGGCCGTCATTCACCGCGATCCGCGCACCGGCAAGGTGATCGGCGCAATGTCGGTAACGGAGGATTAAATGGCTACCTATAGCAAGTATCAAGATTTTGCCGAGCAGTTGTGCAAGGGCGTGCACAATTTCTCAACGCACACGTTCAAGGTGGCGCTGTCGAATGCTGCGCCCGATGCGACCCACACCATCCTGGCCAACATCACCGAACTAGCGACCGCCAACGGCTACACCGCGGGCGGCGCCACCACCACTATCGGCATTACCGAAACCACCGGCACTGTGACGGTCACGGCGACCGATCCGGCGGCATGGACGGCGAGCGGCGCCGGCATCGCGTTCCGGTATGCGGCGCTCTACAACGACACGGCGACGAGCCCGGCCGATGCGCTGGTCGCCTACTGGGATAACGGCTCGACCACCACGGTCACGGCGGGCAATACGCTGACGGTCGACTTCGGCGCAACTCTGTTCACGTTAGCCTGATGTCGCTGATTTACCCGCTCGGCCCGGCCGGCAGCGTCAACATCGGCAGCGCCGCTGCAGCGGGGGCGACTTGGACAGCAACCGATAATCCGGCGGAAGGCGCGAGTGGCAGCACGGTCACGTTCACTAGCGCGGCGCTGGGCGCCACTGACCCCAGCCGTGGCACGATTGTCGTTGTTTCCACCGAGAGCGTGGTCGCCACCTCAGTCACGGTTGGCGGCTTTGCCATGACCAAAGTGATCGAGGAATCGACCGCGATTTCGAGTTTGCAAATCTGGGCCGCGTTTACGGATACTCTCGGGACAACTGCCAATATCGTTGTATCTGGCAGCGGTACAATGACCGCGCCGAAGATACTGGTCGGACGTTTCACCGGCATCAGCGTGGTTACCACGGTAACAAGCGCGGTGAATACTGGCGGTGCTGATCCGGCCACCATCACTGCTACGGTTCCGACTGGCGGCTTTGGCATTGCCGCAATCACGACCAACCCGACCACTACAGGCACCTGGTCGAACGCAACGGTTGACTATCGCGTCAACACGTCCAGCAGCAAGACAGTTTCGCTCTCTCATACCAGCACGGTCGGCAGTCAGACGCCGTCTTATGCCGGGTTGAGCGGCGGCATTTCACACATGGTCATGGCCTGTTTTGCGCCCACTGCTCCCTACACCGCGCAGGGCGTGCGGTTTGCCTCAACTCAACTGGTGGCTAGTTCGCTGTCCGGCATGGCAGACGGGCAGAAGGGGATCATTTCGTTCTGGTTCAAGTTCGTCGGCGGTGATGGCAACTTCCAAGTGTTATTCGAGGGTCGCCTGCAATGTTTTTCCTTGTTCCGCGACACAGCAAACAAGTGGAATTTCACGCTGCTGGCGCCCGGCGGCGGTGTTGCCCTCAACTTCGTTGGCACAACGACTTATTCGTCGTCAATGACGCAATGGGTGCATTTTCTGTCGTCATGGGATTTGGGCGGTTCGGGCGCGGCATCGTTCTACGTCAATGATATGGTCAACACGACGCCATCGTTTACCGGCGGCTTGACCCTCAATTATCTTGATACCGATACCAACGTCGATTTTGGCGCTAGAAACAGCATTGCCATTCCGATGAATTGCGACATCGCGGACTTTTACTTCAACACGACGGAGTTTTTGGATTTCAACAATCCTTCCCATCGCCGCAGATTTATCGACGGCACCGGGAAGCCGGTTGATCTCGGGGCGACCGGAGCAACGCCCACCGGCACAGCGCCGATGATTTTATTCAAAGGTCCGGTCGCGTCCTGGCACACCAACAAGGGGACCGGCGGCGGGTTTAGCATCGCAAGCGGTTCGCTCTCAGCCTCGGCCACAAATCCATAGGAGGCAGCCATCAGTCGCCAATATTTTGCCGATACCCTCACCGAGCCGGTTAATTCGGCTTACACCACCATCACGGCCACGACCGAAACCGTGCTGATCCCGACTGCGCTCACCGGCATTCCGGCCAACGAGCCGCGCGCCGGCAAGGTGTACGAGTTGACGGTCGGCGGCACGATCACGACAGGTGCCGCGGGCACGATGATTATCACGCCGCGCTACGGGCTGGTCATCGGTGGCACGTCGCTCGGTGTTTCGCCGACGCAGAACTACGTGCCGTCCATTACGACGGCGCCATTTCTCTATCGCTGCCTGCTGGTGTTTCGCTCGATCGGCCTGCCCGGCGCCAATTCCACCGCGCTTTGCACCGGCAAGTTTGAGAGCGGTGGAGCGGTGGCGACGGCGTCGAGCCAGACATCGGTGGCACATTGCACCACCGGCGCGGCGGTTTCGGTCGATACCTCGGTGGCCTCGGGCCTGTGGATCGGGCTAACGGTCAGTGTGGCGCCGTCGATCATTCCGCAATTTCACATCTGGCGCAGTCTGAACTGATGACGCGGGGGCAGTACAATGGTTCTGCCTCCTGGGCCGGTCGGCCTTAAATTCTGGCAACCGCGCAACGAAACAACGCAGGGCCCGCAGGCTTGGTACACGCTCTATGATGTTACGCTAACCGGCAATGGGAGCAATTCAGGCAATCAGACTTTACGGCAGGCGGTCGCGACCAGCGTTTACAATAGTGGCACACCTGCAACCGGCACCAAGATACGGGTAACGATCCAAAGCAGCAGCACCGTCGGGATCACTTGGGATAGTGTTTATGTAGGCCATGCCGCCCCTAGTGGCGATATTGTCGATTTTGACGGCTCGCAGATCCGACTGTTGTGGTCCGGCAGCGCAAGCGGCAGTGTCGCTGCTGCTACATCGCTCGTAAGCGATGAAATAAATTTCGCTTTTGACAAGAACAGAAGCCTTGTCATCAGCATACATACGACCGGCACGACTGCTACTTCGGCCTTCAAGACACTTTTCCCCGCTCCCGGATTTCACAGGGCATCGAAGGTTGGAGCCGACGAAGCTGCAACGACCGATGTTGATCTTAGCGTCGGCTATACCGAAGCCGATAACGCCAACGCCTTCGGCAAGATCGAGATTTACGCCGATGCTCCTGTCGGTAGTAGCGCAACATTAACCGCAGGCGGCGGCAGCTACACGCTCAACGGCTCAGAGGCAGGACTTGGGCCGGGCTACCAACTCACCGGCTCGGATGTAACTTTTACGACGGCCTCGTCCGGCACGACGACGCTGACGGCCGACGCTGGCAGCTATGCCCTCACCGGCACCGCGGCCGGTCTGGTGTACCCGACCACGCTGACGGCCGGCGCCGGCAGTTATGCCCTGACCGGCTCGCCGATCGGCCTCGGGCTGGGCTACTGGATCACCGGCTCGGACGTTGCATTCACGACCGCCACTGCTGGCGGCACGACCTTAACCGCGGCGGCGGGAAGCTACACGCTCACGGGCTCGAGCGCCGCACTGGCGCTGCGGCATACGGCAGGAGCCGGCGCCTACAGCCTGAGCGGCACGGCTGCGACCTACAGAGTTACGCTCACCGCCGCCGCCAATAGCTACGTGCTGACCGGATCGCCGGCCGGCTTCCTTGCTCCGTTCAATCTGCCGGCCGCCGGCGGCGCCTACACGCTCACCGGCTTTGATGCCGCGCTGACCGTCATCAGCGGCGTTGTGCTGTTCTGCGGATCGGGCGCCTACACACTCACCGGCTTTGACGCCGCGCTGCCGTCGCCGATCGGGCCGGTCGAGCCGCCATCGGCGGGTGGCGTCGGTAGCGTCAGCCGCGGGCGGATGATCCGCAAGCGGCGCAAGCGCGAGGAAGAGGAAGAACCGATCCCGGTTATCGGGAGCACACCCGTTCCCGAGG